TTCCTGTGGTGTTAGAACGTCCTGCCTGTGAACCAAAAAAGTTATTATAACAACCAGTAGTATTGCAACCTGCCTGAAGACCTAAGAAGTTATTATTACTTCCTGTTGTTGCTAACCTTCCTGCATAACGACCGATAAAAATATTATTGATTCCTGTAGTATTACAAAGTCCTGCGTGAAGTCCAAAGAAGTTATTATAACCACCAAAAGTATTACAAAGTCCAGCACACTGTCCTATAAAGGTGTTGTTGGATCCTGTGGTGTTGCAGAAACCAGCAGAACAACCAAAAAAGTTATTGTTGGATCCTGTGGTATTAGAATATCCAGCACACAGTCCTATGAAATTATTGCAACTTCCTGTGGTGTTACAGTATCCAGAATAACGACCAAAGAAGTTATTGTTAGAACCTGTGGTATTCGATTGTCCTGCAAGAATACCAAAAAAGTTATTGTATGAACCAAAAGTATTGGAATATCCTGCTTGGTTTCCTATAAAGTTGTTGTTGGTTCCTGTGGTGTTGCAATATCCTGTATTATTACCAAAGAAGTTATTGTGGGATCCTGTGGTATTATAACGCCCTGCCCAAAAACCAATAAAAGTATTACTACATCCCGTGGTATTGCAAATACCAGCACCACATCCAAAGAAATTATTGTGACATCCTGTGGTATTAGAAAATCCTGCATAACGACCAAAGAAGTTGTTAAAACAACCTGTGGTGTTACAACGTCCTGCAGAACATCCTAAAAAGTTATTAAAACAACCAAAAGTATTATAACGTCCTGCTGATTGCCCTATAAAAATATTAGAACTGCCAGTAGTATTACAACTACCAGCATTAAGTCCAAAGAAATTATTAGCTTGCCCAAAAGTATTAGAAAATCCAGCACACTGACCTATAAAGTTATTGTTGACTCCTGTGGTGTTGCTTTGTCCTGCACTACATCCAAAGAAGTTATTGTTTGATCCTGTGGTATTAGAACATCCAGCACACAGTCCTATAAAGTTGTTGAAACTTCCTGTGGTGTTTGTGTTTCCTGCACGACGACCAAAAAAGTTATTGTTACAACCAGTGGTATTATAAAGACCTGCATTTGGACCGATAAAAATATTAGCATTTGCAGTAGTCGTAGAACTACCAGCACCAACACCAGCAAAGAAATTATTCTGACCACCACTTAAACTGCTACCAGTGGTTGTATCTCCAATTCTAATATTTGCAGTAGAACCAAAAGATACTTGAGTGAATGTAGCAACACCAGTGATATTCAGATCTGCAAACGTATTAGGTCCAGAAGAAATTGCAGTTTCAATTGTCGCTGCTGTTGTAGCGTCTAGCGACGTAATGTTCTGAAGTTGTCTTTCAGAACTGATAACTTGTGTTGAACCAATGGATAAGGTTCTTACACTCGTAACACCAACACTAAAATTATCGTCTTGAACGTTATCTCCGCTAATTCTAGTTAATGGCATATCAGGTCATCTCCAGAATCGATAAGCTTGCGTCTAAACTTGAATTAACATCACTGATTGCAGTTAAACTATCATTTGCTTCCATAATAATTTTGTTTCCCTGCATTACTTCCAGTGAAGAACCTTGTGGAATTGGAACATTCTTAATCAAACTCACACTATCGGTATTTGTTCTTGAAATACCTACCGTGACATTAATACTTCCTCCAGAAATATTTGCTAATGTCAGACCAATAATTGTGGTCATTGTTGCGGATGGAACAGTATAAATCCCAACAGTGCTTACGCCGATGTTTGTTTTTGTTCGTAACCGGAATACATTTGCCATTTATAGTTTATCCAAATGCTATTGAGAGACGTAATGCTTCATCAAGAATATTAACTCCACCCACTTTAATTGCGGTTGAACTATTTATATCACCCACCACATCTAACTTATATGCTGGGGCTGATGTACCTATACCGACGCTGCGAGTTTGAGTATCAAAGACGAATGGGTCTGTGGAAGTTGAAATACCGATGATTGATGTTGAAGCACTTCCAACAAAAGCAATACTTTGATAACGTGGATTTGTAACTGTGGAGATACTTAATGCACCAGCAGCAGCGGAGAGTTGACTGAAATCAACAACGACCGTGCTTCCATATCCAGCGATTGTAATTCCACTTCCAACAATATTAATATCAGTGAATCCAACACCGATTCTTTGATTGATAACACCAGACTGCGGATTAACACCTGTAGAACCAATACCAATTCCAGAAGTGAATAATTGACCATTCTGATATAAGGATCCACTGAAGTTTAGATTTCCACCAACGTCTAATGTATATCCAGGAGTTGTAGAATTAATACCAACTCTTGGACCATTGGTTGTTGTGATAATCGTTCCACCAGTACCAACATTCAGAAGTCCAGTGGTTGTAATTCCACTGACACTGAGATTGGTAACATTCAATCTTGTAATAGTACCAACACCAGTGTAGTTTAAGTTGGTACCAGAAATAAATGGTAATGATGCAGTTCCACTGACTGCTAAACTATTCAGTGTTCCAACAGAAGTCAGTGAAGAATTAGTGACTCCAGTTCCAAGAGAAGTTGAACTGAGGACATCAATTCCATTAATCTTATAAGTCTTACCAGATGCAAGATTTAGATTCTCACTGGATCTTAATGAGTCATTGACATAATCATAAGTGAAAGTCTTACGAATGTTTGTGGAACCAATTCCGATTCCAGCACCATCTAGAAGAACATTACTTGAAACGCTTGTAGCAATACCAACAATAAAATCACCAAGAGCAATTGCAGTTGAATTAACTACAACCTGAGTACCATCAACATAAAGGTCACCCTTGATTCTTACTGCTCCGCTATTATCTCCAATCGCAGCAGGGTCGATAATAATACTCGAAGGTCCAGTAAGTGTATCGCTTGTAATATTAATCGATGAACCAACTGCACCTGTTGATAGACGAGTTGCAGTTACAATCCCAGTTGAATTGAGATTTGTAATTGAAGCCGCAGTGCTATTGAAGTTGGTGATTGTACCAACACCAGTATAATTGAGACTTGTACCACTGATAGTTGTAACGACGCCTGTTACAATATTACCTCTGTTTGCGTTCAGAGTGGTAGAATCTACGTTAGTATAATTTGCGGTGGTACCAGTGATTGAAGTTACAACACCAGAAGTAATATAAGCACTATCAAAATCTGCAAACGTATAAGTGAGATTGGTACCACTCAGAGTATCAACAGTACCAATTCCAGTGTAATTTAAGAACAGACCCGTTGCACTGGTTATGATGCCAGTAACGATATTGGCAGTATTAAAGTTACCAGTAGTGTAAGTTGCATTGGTTCCACTGAGAGTTACAATTGAACCAGTCGTGCTATTCAGTGTTGCAATCGTACCAACACCAGTGTAGTTTAAGTTGGTACCTGATAGATTCGTTGCAACACCAGTAACAATATTTGCGGTTCCAAGATTGCCAGTGGTGTATGTTAGGTTGGTACCACTTAACGTATTAATAGTACCGATACCAGTGTAATTTAATGTAGTACCAGTGATACTTGTAACAACACCAGTGACTACATTCGCAGTTCCAAAATTACCAGTGGTATAGGTTGCACTTGAACCACTAATGGTTGAAATGCTTCCCGTTGTGCTGTTGAGTGTTGCAATCGTACCAACACCCGTATAATTTAAATCAGTACCACTAATGGTTGTGACGACACCAGCAACTACATTGGCAGTTCCAAAGTTACCTGTCGTGTATGTTGCATTTGTACCACTCAGAGTTGTGACAGAACCAGTGGTGCTATTCAGTGTTGAAATCGTACCAACACCAGTGTAATTCAGATTTGTACCAGTGATACTTGTTACAAGACCACTTACAATGTTAGCGGTTCCAAGATTGCCAGTTATATAGGTTAAGTTAGTACCACTTAATGTTCCTACAGAACCAGTGGTGCTGTTTAATGTAGCAATCGTACCAACGCCCGTGTAGTTCAGGTCGGTTCCAGAAATTGTAGTAACGATTCCAGTGACTACATTCGCAGTTCCGAAATTGCCAGTGGTATAAGTTAGGTTGGTACCAGAAAGAGTTGTGGCAGATGCAAGAGTGCTATTTAATGTAGCAATCGTACCGACACCTGTATAGTTTAGATTGGTACCAGTGATACTTGTTACAAGACCACTTACAATGTTAGCAGTTCCAAGATTACCAGTCGTATAAGTTAGATTGGTACCACTTAATGTTGCAATACTACCTGTAGTGCTATTAAGTGTTGCAATCGTACCATTAGTGCTACTGAGTGTTGCAATGGTACCAACACCCACGTAGTTCAGGTCAGTTCCAGAAATTGTCGTAACAACACCAGTAACGACATTTGCAGTTCCAAGATTACCAGTGGTGTATGTTAAATTAGAACCAGAAATTGTGGTAACGACACCTGTAACGGCATTTGCAGTTCCAAAGTTACCAGTGGTATAAGTTGCATTCGTACCACTCAGAGTCGTAACAACACCAGTTACAATATTTGCAGTGTTTGCATTTAATGTTGTAAGAGTACCTGTTGTTCCAGTAAGATTGGTAATCGTACCGACACCAGTATAATTTAAGTTAGTACCACTGATGGTTGTAACAATACCAGATACAATATTAGCATTACTGATATTTCCAGTGCTAATATCGGCATTTGTAATGCTAGCAGTCGGTGCAGTAATAATACCAGAAGCATTAATATTTCTTACGACTGCCAAATCGTTTTCTGTAAATTGAACAGAACCAGCAGCAAGACGAGTTCCTGTTGGGAATTGGGTTGAACCAATACCAACTGCATAATTGATTAACCAAGCATCAGTACCTAATCCAGCAAAATCACCAGTCTTGAACCACAGAATTTTCTTATATGTTGCAGGAAGTGTTTCAATACCAGCAGCAACAAGTCGGACGAGAGGAGTTCCTTCTGTTGAAGCAATGGCAATACCACCGTGTCTTGCAGTATTATCATTTGAAGCATCATTATTAAAAGCATCAGTTCTATATCCAAGAATAATTTCGGCATCACTAATCGTAATTGTTTCTGCAAAAATTGCGGCAGAAGTTCCACCAATTGTAATATTTCCATCAACATTTAAGTTACGATTAACCTGTAGGTCTCTTGTAACTGTTACATCTTGAGGAAGGACTAAATTATTTGGAAGACTTAATGTTGGTGTGGAACTTTCTCCAGTGCCACCAGTAACCGTGATTTGATTTGAAGTTCCAGAAATCGTCTGAACATAATCTCCAGTTGTATCAGAACCAAGAGCAACACTATTTGGTTGAATTGTTGCTGCTAGTGATACATTACCAGTACCATCAAAGAAAACTGGTGAAGCAACAACATCACCAGTAATTTCAAAAGTTCTTGGTGTTACAAGTTGTGTTGCTGATGCTGCAATACCAGTCAGATTTCCTACAAATCCACCAGTAGAAGTTGTAACTCCAGATATGAGAAGATTACTTGCTGTAATAATACCTGCAACTGATAGATTACCAGCCGCACTCAGTCTCATTACCTGAGTTGTATCACCGTACCACTTAAATCCTTGTGCTTCTAAATTACTATCAACACCAAACCAAACGTGACTTCCTTCAACACCAATCGCATAATTAGTTTTGGTATTATTGTTGAAGTCATATAAACGAAGTCTTTCACCACCATAGTTACCAGCAGTTGGTGCAAGAAGTGTAGTTGATGTAGAAATGAAACTACTTGCAGTAGAAAAACCAGCAACGTTTAGATTATTTGCAACAAGAACGTTTGGAGATGCACTTCCAGTAAATTCTAGTGCTTTATAACCAGCAGCATTATTAATCTGCCCAACACCAATCGTTCCCTGGAAAGCAACGTTTCCAGTGCCACTATAAATGTAGAAAGAATTGGTTCCGTCTGCTGCTTGAATGTAACCGCTACTTGGACGGAACGTAGAACCAGTTACAATACCAGAAGAATTAATACTTTGAGCAGTTAAATGAGTTACAGAAGTAACTCCAAGAGTACTAATTCCAGTATAACTTAAATTTGTACCCGATAGATTCGTTACAATACCAGTAACGACATTTGCTGTACCAAAGTTTCCAGTCGTGTATGTTAAGTTGGTACCAGAGATTGTGGTAACAACACCAGTTACAATATTACCAGTCGTAAAATTACCATTACCATAAGTTAGGTTCGTTCCAGAAATCGTAGTAACGACACCAGTAACGACATTCGCAGTCCCTAAGTTACCAGTTGTGTATGTTAAGTTAGTACCACTTAGAGTATCAACGGTACCAATGCCAGTATAGTTTAATGTGGTACCAGTGATGCTGGTAACAACACCAGATACAATGTTGGCAGTTCCAAGATTACCAGTTGTATAAGTTAGATTCGTACCACTCAGAGTGTTGATGGTACCAATACCACTGTAATTTAATGTGGTACCGGTGATACTCGTTACAAGTCCACTTACAATATTTGCATTCGTATAATTAAGTGTTGTACCATCAAGAGTTGTAATGGTACCAACACCAGTATAACTGATATTTGTACCACTTAATGTTGTTACAATTCCAGTAACGACATTTGCGGTTCCAAGATTACCAGTCGTATAAGTTAAGTTGGTACCACCCAACGTTGCAATGGTACCAATACCTGTGATATTTAAATTCGTACCGCTGATATTTGTAAGAGTCGCAATACCAGCGTTAATGTTTCCGTTAAAAGTAGTGGCTGTAACTACACCAGTAACCAGTACGTCTCCAATTACGTGCAATGCTGACGTTGGATTCGTTGTTCCTATACCAGTATTACTTCTAAGTAGAGCCATCTTCTTCCTTTATATAAGGTTATTTATTTGTAGCATTATCATCAATAATTCACATTGTAACCGGTGTAAATCGTCCAACTTGTACCATCAGCATTACCTTCAAAAACATAACTCTGATTTTGAGATAATGTATAAGTTGCATATTGTGTTGTAGCACTCGCAACCATTCTTGCTCCAGTGAGTCTTGAATGATTGCCGACTAACAATTCAAGTACATTTTTTCCACCCATAACGTTTGGATCGAATAATGTAATTTCAAGAACAATATTTGGAGAACCTACAGTTCCTACCGTTGCTGCAGTGCCTTCATAACGAATTCTTTGATAGTTCGTTCCACTTGCAAATCTAGAAACTCTTTGATAAGAGTTATCGGCAGAACCAAAATGAAACTTTGGAACTGGTGGGCGTGTTGCACCCAATGTACCAAGGTTTCCATATTCACTTGCACCAGCACTGAATGTAAGATACGTGTTAGAACCCATATAGGTTGTAGTATATCCAGATCCAGCAATATAAAATGTAAATGGAAGACTGATAGTTAAGAAATTATTATCATCACTAGCATTTTGAATACCAGTCCATCCAGAAGGAGGATAAGTTCCACCACCAGATCCAAAAATAGGTAACTTTGTTCCCGATACAATTGAATATGTACCAGAAGGAGGTGGAGGAGTTACATCGCTTACTCCAGTCAATTCATCAAAGTAATTAAAAACTCTTAAGTCCTTATTACTTACAATTCTCATTGGAGTATTGCTATTCAAATCAGAAAAGGTCCCTTCCTGCATTGTGTTGGAGTAGAACACTCCATACTGGTCTACACTTACATTTCGACTTGGAGCACTGAATTCATCAAACAGATTTGTAAATAAAACTCCATCTGAACGTAATCTTGCTACTGTATTCATTAGATAAAGATAAAGTCTAAGGAGTTTAAAGCAGAATTATGTTGAATTTCAAAACGATTTGCTGATCCACTTGCCTGAACACCAACAGTTCCAATCACGTCCAAAGTCTCTCTTGGTGCTGCTGTTCCAATTCCAACATCACCACTTACATAAGCACCGCCAGTGACTTGTAATCTCTGACTTGCGGTACCAGTACTTGTACCACTTCCAATCAGTACTGGACCGTTTGTGAATGTGGAAACCCCAGTGACACGAAGTTGAATCAGTGTTCCAACAGAAGTCAGTGATGAATTAACAACTCCACCACCTAATGTTGTAGAAGATAATACATCAGTACCATTAATCTTATAGGTCTTTCCGGAAAGAATGTTAAAGTTTTCACTGGATCTTAGAGCATCATTTGTGAAGTCATAGGTGAATAACTTACGAATGTTTGTAGAACCGATTCCGATTCCAGCACCATCAAGAAGTGCATTTGATGCAACAGTAGAGGCAATACCAACATTGAAGTCAGCAAGTTCAATTGTCGATGAATTAACAATGAACTCAGTTCCATCAACATATAAGTCACCCTTAATTCTAACTGCTCCAGTGTTATCGCCAACACCAGCAGGGTCAATAGTGATTGTTGAAGGTCCAGTAATCGAACCACTTGTAATATTAATTCCAGTTCCTGATGCACCAGTCGAAAACTGAGTTGCAGTAATAATACCAGATGTGTTAATGTAAGTTGTATTCAGATTGGCAATGGTACCAATTCCAATATAATTCAGATTGGTACCACTGATTGTCGTAACAACACCTGTTACAATATTTGCTGTACCAAAATTACCAGTCGTATAAGTTGCATTGATACCATTCAGTGTTGTAATACTTCCAAGAGTACTATTCAGTGTTGCAATAGTACCAACACCAGTATAATTTAAGTTAGTACCACTAATGGTTGTGACGACACCAGTAACGACATTTGCAGTTCCTAAGTTACCAGTGCTGTAGGTAAGATTAGTACCACTCAGAGTATTGATCGTACCAATACCGCTGTAATTTAATGTGGTACCAGTAATGCTAGTAACAAGACCACTGACGATATTAGCGGTTCCAAGATTACCAGTTGTGTAGGTTAAGTTAGTACCACCAACCGTTGCAATGGTACCAATGCCACTATAGTGTAGATAAGTACCAGAAACGTTGGTAACAATACCAGTGACGACATTTGCAGTTCCTAAGTTACCAGTCGTATAAGTGAGATTGGTTCCACTTAATGTATTAATGGTACCAATACCACTGTAATTTAATGTTGTACCAGTGATACTTGTGACAAGACCACTGACGATATTAGCAGTTCCTAAGTTGCCAGTGGTATAAGTGAGATTCGTACCACCAACCGTTGCAATGGTACCAATGCCACTATAATTTAAATAAGTACCAGAAACGTTTGTAACAATACCAGTAACAATGTTTCCAGTTGTAAAATTGCCATTGTTAAAGGTAAGATTTGTACCACTTGCAGTAATAATGGCACTATTAACACTGTTGAAGTTGGTAATACTTCCAGTTCCAGTGTAGTTTAGATTGATACCTCGAACGGTATCAATTGTTCCATCATTATAGAAAAGTTCAGAACCATATAAAATAGTAATGGTTCCAACACCAGCATTAATGTATCCGCTGAATGTTCTAGCAGTTACAACTCCAGTGAAGAGTCCATCACCAACAACAGACAGTTTTGAAGTTGGAATTGTGGTACCAATTCCAAGATTACGATCAATATAAACGTCACCAAAGACATCTAATGAGGTACTTGCATTTGTTGTTGCAATACCAACTCTACCAGTTACATCAAGTACTGTTTGATTTTCGGTATAAGAACTAATACCAACTTTAATTTTTTGTTGTCTGCCGCTGGTATATTTTGCCATTGTTAGTTAAGAGTTTCTAGAATGCTTCCCAAGAACTTAATATCTGTTGCGTTACTTGCAGAGAGAACAAGCACGTCACCGGATTCAAGAACAAGTTTTCCGGCAAGAAGATTTGCAGTATCGCTTGAAGAAACTGGAAAGTTTTTTAAGATTTCTGTCGTAACTGCAATTCCAGAGGTTGTTCTCTTATGTGAAAAAGAAATCGTTTGAGTATTATTTCCAATATTTGCTGCTTGTGCTAAAAGAACAACACCCGTGTATCCAACAGGTGCTGTATAAATTCCTACGGCATCTGTTGTTGCAACCTTTGTAACTGTTTTAAATACATTTAATGGTAATGCCATTCTATTAATCTCCTCCTAATGCTAGAATGAATGGTGTCATCGTGGCGAACAAACTCTTCGAATAGAATGTTCCAGATATGGTTCCTGTGTTTTGATTAACAATAACACCATCACCAATTCTAAAATTGCCAGACTGATCAGTGCTTGTGAAAACTACTAGACCACCATTACGAGCATCAGTTTCATTGTCTTGAATTGGAACCCCACCTTGAGCAGGAAGAGCAGAACCAATATTTGTTCCAGATCCAATGTATTCAAAAGAGTGACCAGAAGCTAAGACTCTACTTTGCTTAAAGAATGGAACCGTCGATCCAACACCAACTGCATAAGGTACATTTTCAGAAACTGTAATGGTACAAATACCAGTAGAAATTGGTGTTGATTCTAGAATCGAATAATATGTTGGTAGAAGTTCTAAAATAGCCGTTGCTGTATTTATTCCAACATTTGGAGCAGAAATTGTAATTGTAGGTGCTGTAGTATAACCCCTTCCACTTGAAACAATTTCAATTCCAATCACACTTCCATTTCTAATTTCTACAACTGCTGTCGCTTGTACACCCCAATCTGTTGTTGGTGCAGAAATTGTAACTGTTGGAGTTGAAGTGTATCCCGTACCGCCAGAACCAACCGTAATCTTATTCACAGTATTATAAAGGTTATCAAAATAAATTACTTGCCCATCAAATGGACGAACTACATTAATCTTAACTGTTCCACCAGAACTATAAGTATGAGATAATGTTGAAGGACCTACGTTCACTACAAATTGATTTGCTGCAGGAACAGATTTAACTTCAAACACATATCCATAATTGCCACTTGGATAGGTTACAATTCCAGGACCAGAAGAACAAGTAAATCCAAGTCCAGCAAGAGTTACTCCCATTCCAACTGCAAAATTATGATTGGAAGAAGTTGTAACAGTTGCAACACCACTTACATTATCATAAATTGCGTTAGAGACATTGTACGTTGGAACATTCAAGTCTAAAACAAAAGTATCACTATTCACCGCTGCAGACTGCGTAACAATTCCAGTATATTTTCTAGGTCCAACACCATCTGCAATCAATCCATAATTACCAAAAGAAGAGTTGCTATTCGTTAAGTCGCAAGCAGCTCCAGTTCCACAGTAGACTGCAGTATCAGGGCAGATTGTAAACAAAGAAACTAATTGAGCATATCCTTCATTTGTAATTGAAACTCCAATACCATTAGCATTATACTGAGTATAAGAATCAAGGACCATTGATTTTGTAGGTCCAATTGAATGCCTACCATCAATTTTCATTCCAATACTATTTGGAATGAAGTTTGTACAGTTTTGAATATAAGGTGATTGATTATTATAAACCGCTTTGTTTGGATTAAATGCTACGATTGCTCCAGTATTTGCAGTCCCAACAAAGGACATTTCTGCAATATAATTACCATTTCCAACATAGAAAAGGTCTCCTTGATTCTGTGGAGATACAGAGACTTCTCTTAAACTTGATCCAACAAGACTTACTTGATCTGGCAATACGATCGGATTATTTTCTATATAAGTCCCAGCACTAATTTTAATAACAGTTCCTGCTGTTGCTGCTGTGACTGCTGCTCCGATTGTTCGCTTTGCGTCTCCGAGTTTGAGTCCTGTGTTTGTGTCCTGTCCATCGGGAGTAACATAAAGAATATTAGTAACTGTTGCGCCAGCAGCGACACGTACAACTTCTGATCCAATACCTGCTCTATTTCTGACCGCATAGAGTTCAGCATCATGAATATTATAGGCTAATTCGCCATATTGTAACGCTCCTTGTGCTGGAATTTTTCCAGGTACAGCAGAACGTTTAATCCGAATCGGAGTTGCCATTTATTATATTCGGTATGTACCAGAAGAAACAGTATATACTGCTCTTGATATATTTATTCAACTCGCATTATTCCTTCTAGGACGATAAGTGAATAAATTCGTTGGTGGATCTGGTTTCATCCATTCCTCTATTTTATTAAATCTTTCTTCACTATAAAAGTCTTGTTGAACATACCATAACTTCCAGTGCTCGTGCCCCTTATCTTGGTTACAAGAGTGGCAGCAACAGACTACATTTTTAGTAAAGTCCATTCCACCTTTTGATTGAGGAACAATATGATCAATTGTAAGTCTCTCTTCCGATCCGCAATAAGCGCATTGATGTTCCCACTTTTCCCGTATTTGCTGTCTCCATAATCGTTTCGCTTCTGCCGGACTTGTTGTTCGTAGATTGAACAAGTACTCTGAGGGCGAACGGAGGAGATCCATAAGCATCTGCGATTTTAGTTATTTATTCATACGATCACAGGTTCTCCTTGACCTTCTGGAAGTTTGATCTGAGATAGTTCTTTAACTTCCCAAGAACCACCTACTCCACCATCCATATTCACCACGATCTCATTAGTCGGAAGTGCCTTTGGAATTTCAACGTCAATTACAGGACTCATTAGAATCTTATTACGAGTATAAGTTCTGTTCTGTGGGTCAAAAGCAACCATTGCAAGAGCATCAAACTCTTCACCACAGTCTAAAATTTTTCTCCCAGTCTTTTTATCTAAAACTGAAAAATACTCATCACGATACTTGTTCATCTTCTATTTCCTTTTCTTCATTATAAGATGATTCTGGTTTTCTGTAAAGACCTGGCCAGGTATCACGAATAATTTCTGCGAGTTTATAAGGTGTTTCAGAAGTTATCATAATTCTTGTGTAAGAGACATTATAAACATAAAAACTCCAAAGAGTATAAAGAGTGTTAGGATGAGTAGCATTTAAGATTTTCTACTAATAGTTCTAGTTCTTGTAGGGTGGCGTCGTTTTTGAGAGTGTTTGCTCTATTACTTATGACCCACACATTACCTTTTATGTATCCTTTTGTGGGGTCTATACGGTCTAATGATGGAGAGTTTCCTTGCTGACTTCCTTTACCACGATGACACTCTAGTGGTATTCCAAGAAGAGGACATTTATCAGGAATAATAATATCTTTTTGTTCTATTGTAAAGTCTAATCCTTTTTGCTTTGCTCTATATTTTGCTCTAGACCACATAGCAGAAACTTCATCAATACCTTTTTCTCTTCTTTCTTGATGCAATTCCTGCAATCTGCACCCACAAGATTTTACTTCTGCTTTCGGTCCTATTATATAATCTTTACGAACTTTATTTTTTATATTACCACATTCACATTGACACTTAAAGAAAACATTTTTCTTATCACTATATTGTTCTAAAATAGTAAGTCTCCCATAAGTCTGTCCGACATATGAGAGACCTTTTGGGCGACCCCCTTTACATCGGGGGTCTCTTTTTAAACCTGTATTCCAAACCATTAGCATTACCGCGAGTAATACTATTTATATAAAAATAATATTATAGGGCATTCCCTCTCGGAAGAACCTCATCTGGAAAAACGAACGATTCGTGTGGCTGATCTACT